GACATGGACAGTCACCGCAGCCGACCCGACAACGTTGATCAACTCGTTGTTTGACGCGGCACGCGAAATTGCCGAGGACAGCAACTATTTCCCGACACACCTATTCGTCTCACCTGACGTTTGGGAAAAATTGGGCAGCCAGTTAGACGCAAGCAAGCGACCACTATTCCCAACAATAAACGGTCAAAACATTGTGCAACAAAACGGTTTAGGCACAGCGTCAGGCAACCTGACATACAACGCCATGAACCCGTTGGGTTTGCAACTTGTTGTCGACAACAACTTTGCTGCTAGCACCATGCTCGTTGTGTACGCACCGGGTTTTGAGGTGTACGAACAGCAGAAGGGCATTTTGTCGGTAGAAGTACCGTCAACGCTTAGCCGCACGTTCAGTTACTACGGCTACTTTGCAACGTTTGTCGCCAAGTCGTCGTTTATTCAGTCAATCGCGATCGCCTAAGCGCATAGCGGACTAACCGCTATGGCAGTTTACGCAAGCGCCACAAAGGTCGCACTAAACGACTACGCGTGCATATCTACGCTCGAGCCAACCGACATACAGGTTGGTGACAGCGTTGTTGTTGCAGGTTTAGGTGCGGCGTTTAATGGCACGTTTACGGTGTTGTCATGCCCACAATACAAATACACGGGCATTGACGGCACAACAGGCGAGTGGATATTTGACCCGACGCAACCAGTACCAAACCAGTTGCTATACGCGCACGCCGGTCATGACGACGTCGAATTCGTCGTTGATTACAGCGGTACAATCACGTTCACACCAACCTGCTCGTGGGTTACGGCCGCACAACTAATCACGTATCTCGGTGTGTCAATCGCAAACCCGTCTGACGATTACACGCTCGTTACACAGGCGGTCTCGGCTGGTAATCAGTTTTGTTGGCGGCGACGCGCCGAAGCAGGCTACAACGACAGCCTGACAACATCGCCAAGCGGCGACGTAACGCTAGGCACGCTGATGTACAGCGCAGCGTTGTGGCGTAGTCGAGGGTCGCTAGAAAACGTGTTTGCGTCGTTTGACGGCATGGGTACAGCACCACAACAATCATTGACACCGATTGTTAAACAGTTGTTAGGCATTGACCGACCACAGGTGGCGTAATGCCGTCACCATACACCGACCTATTTAACGAGACGCTGGACGACCTATCAACGACGTTGACAGCCGTGTCGGGCTTGCGTGTCGTCACCGACCCGACAAAACTTGTGCCAAATTGCGTGTTTATACAAGCACCGTCATTTACAACAATCGCTGGCAACGGCAACATTGTACGCATGGATTACCCGATCAAAATTGTTGGCAGCGGCCCAGCAGGGCTACCAGTCTTACGCGAAATATTGCAGATCGCCGCAACCGTACTTGGGTCGGCAATTATCGTCATGTCGGGCAGACCCGGCACACTCGACATAGGCGGCCAAGAATACCCGTGCTACGACCTATCGGTTGGCGTACAAGCGCAAACGTCGTAATGCACACAAACAGGCGACCGTTATGGTAAAACTATAGATACAACAGACAAGGACGAAACATGGCAACCAGCACCTATTTATCAAACCCAGTTGTTTTAATCGGCGCTAGCAGCGCATCAACAACCGACATCACCGATCAAGTATCGGCAGTCACCGTCAACTACAACGTCGAAGCACTTGAGGACACCGCGTTTGGCTCAACTGCACGCACCAACACCGCAGGCCTGCAATCAAACAGCGCAACACTCACGCTCTACGCGTCATACGCAGCGTCGGAAAGTTACGCAGTTTTGTCGGCGCTTGTTGGCACAAAATGCTATATCAAGGTCACACCAGCGTCAGGCGCAAACACAGCCACTAACCCCGGGTTTGAGTTGACTAATACTTATTTGGGTGCGTTGCCAGTAATCAACGCCAACCTTGGGGCTCTTAGTGTATATGACATAGAACTTTTGGGCGGCTCTTACACGGTTGACGTAACCTGATAAAAAAACAAACCTAACCGAGAGGCAAACATGAAAATAAAACTGGTTGTCGATCTAAACGGCGACGGGCAACAAACAACTATGACCGCAAACCTATGGGTTGCGTGCCAATGGGAACAAAACGAAAACCGTCGACTAAACGACGGCAAACCGTTTGGGTTCACAGAACAGGTACAACTGGCGTATTATTGCTACAAATTGCGTGGCGATCAACTACCGCCAACAGCAAAAGAGTGGCACGACCAACACAAACATTTAGACATTGTTGAGTTTGTCAACATTGAAAACCCAAACCCTACGGCGTTGGCAGTTACCGACGGCAACTAGCAGAATTGCTGGTGGTCACAGGATACTGGCCAACGCATATCGAGTTTGACACGCGCGACCTGCATACCACGATTACGCTATTGAACAAGGCAAAGAGGTAGCGCATGTCATCGTCAACAACCATACAAATTGTGGGCATAAAAGACACGATCAACCAGTTGCGCAAAATTGACCCCGAACTGCAAAAAGAGTTTAAGGCCGACGCAACGGCGATAGCAGCGCCAGCAATTGAAGCCGCTAAAAATGTTTATACTGACGTGCCGTTGTCCGGCATGCAATACAAATGGCGCGAGGAAGGTCGAAGCCGTCTCAATTTCCCGTTTACGGTTAGCAAAGCAAAAAACGGTGTACGGTTCAGGTTTGATACACGACGCAACGCAATTGGCGTAATACTGATTGAGCAACGCGACCCAGCCGCAGCAATATTCGAGACCGCTGGTCGCGCAAACGCAAACAAACTTAACACCAGTTTGTTGTTTGAGGGTATGCCAGTCAGTCCGGGTCGCACTCGACTTATCGGCCCAGCGGTATACAAAGCGCGTCGCGGCATTGAAACAGAAATGGAAAAAATGATTGCTAAAACTATGCGTACCGTGCAGGCAGGTTTGTAATGGCGTTATCTATACCTATTGTTTCCGAGTTTGACGGCAAAGGCATAACGAAGGCCGTACACGAATTCAAGCAACTTGAAACTGCTGGTGAAAAAGCAAATTTTGCGTTGCAAAAAGCGGCCGTGCCAGCCGCTGCCGCAATTGCTGGTATTGCAGCTGGTTTAGGTTTTGCGGCTAAAGCCGCGATTGAGGACGCTGAGGCACAAGACCAATTGGCGGGTGTGTTGAAGCGGTCAGCGCTTGCCACAGATGAAATGATTGTTGCCAATGAAGAATTTATTAGCACGTTAAGTCGCGCGACGGCGACAGCCGATGATCAGTTGAGGCCAGCGTTATCGAGTTTGGTTACGGCAACTGGGTCGCTTGAGTTGTCGCAACAATTGTTAACGCAAAGCCAAGACATTGCGATTAGCACAGGCAACGAATTGTCAGTTGTCGTTGACGCGGTATCTAAAGCATATAACGGCAACATGAAAGGTCTAAAGGCGCTTGACCCGTCGCTAATGGACGTCATTAAGTCTGGTGCGTCGTTTAATGATGTCATGTCAACGTTGGCGGCGACAACTGGTGGTGCGGCTACTGACGCGGCTAACACGGCAGCAGGCAAAATGCGCGGCCTAAAAATAAGTATGGACGAAGCGAAAGAAAGTATTGGTGCGGCGTTGTTGCCAACTATAGAAAAATTGTTGCCAGTTATCCAAAACATGGCGTATTGGTTTGAGGCAAACACAGGGTTGGTGTTAAAAATTATTGGTGCGGTCGCCCTATTGTCGTCGACGTTGTTGTTGTACAACGGCATTGTTAAAGCGGTAACGCTTGCTAACGCAATATTTAACACAACGTTGGCAGCAAACCCGATTGGTGCGTTAACAATTCTTATTGGCGGCGCTATTGCCGCAATGGTTTATTTAGAACAAAAAACAAACGCGTTGTCTGAGAGTTGGGGGCGTTTTGGTGTTGTTTTGCGCGCCGTGCTTGGGCCGTTGTATGACGTCGTTGCATTGGCAGGCAAACTAGGACTTATCGACAAAATAAGTTTGCCAAGTTTGCCGACTTACACGCCGCCTTCAACTAGTGGCTCGACTTTGCCGCCAGCGTTACGTTACGCGCCGCCAAATGTAACAATTCCGTCTATAGCGACACCGACAATACCTACCGGGTCAGGTGGCAACGGTGGTGGCGGCGGTATCGGTGGCGGTGGCGGTGGAATTGGTGGCGGCGGTGGGCTAGTCACAATACAAAACACAACACCAGCGCTAACCACGTTTGGCAACGCTGAACGCATAGCAGGACGCGGCGACACGATCACAGTTAACGTAAATGGCGGCATATCAACCAGCGCGCAGATCGGTCAAGCGGTTTACAATTCGTTGCTGCAATACAAACAGGTTTACGGGCCACTAGACGCGATTGCAAGTTAAATGTCGGCGACACTTGTTACTGGCGGCACTTACACGCTTGAGTTAGGCACAGGGTTTGACGCTGAGGCGTTTACGCTCGACGAAAGCACGCTTAACGGCACAGACGTTTTAGACGGCGACGGCGAGGATTTCCAAGACATAACACAATACGTTGACAACATAAGCATCACGCGCGGCCGCAAACAAGTCGAAGATGCGTTCGGCGCTGGGCAAATGTTTGTGTCAATGTTTCAACCAAACAACCAGCGTGCGTTAGACCCGTTTAACACGTCAAGCATTTACTACAACACGTCAACCGACCAACCCGGTTTAGGGCCGTTGCGACCGATACGTTTGTCGCGTAACGGCGAATACTTGTTTTACGGCAAAGTGATTAGTTATGCGCAACAGTATGTTTTGGGTGGGTTGACGCGTTACACGGTTGCGTGCGCCGACGACATTTACACGCTTGCACAGGCAACGTTGCCAGCGACGACACCGAGCGCGCAAACTTCGGCGGCTCGACTGTCGGCCGTGCTTGCGTTAATCCCGTACACGGGCACTACAAGCATTACAGCAAGCCCTACGGCAACGCTGGGCGCGTTTGTGATTGACGAAGGCACTAACGCAAACCAGTACGTCAACCGCATTAACGAGGCTGAGCAGGGGCGCATTTTTGTTGATCGTGCCGGTGTGCTGACCATGCAGCCGCGTATCGGCACGACGCTCGACGAGCCGACCGTTGTCTATAACGACACAGGTACGCAAACACCGTATGACGTGCTAGGTGTCGAGTTTGACCAGCAAAACATTATTAACACCGCAACCGTGTTGATTGAGACTGGTGGCACGGTGCAAACCGCTACCGACGCGGCAAGTATTGCAGAATATTTTGTGCAGGCAGTAGCGATACTTGACAGTTTGTTGTCTAACGATACGCAGGCCGCGACGCTGGCCGACTATTTGCTCGACGGTACGCCAGTACCGCGTTTTACGTCAATCAGCACTACGTTTGCGTCGCTTAGCACCGCACAAAAAACGGCGCTTGCACCAATAGAAATTGGCGACACAATACAGATCACCAAAACCTATACGACTGGCACACCGCTAGTCGTCACACAGGACTTGGCGGTCGAGGGCATAGATCACGAAATTAACGTTACGACCGGGCACAGGGTCACGTTGTACACCAGTCAAACTGTGGTGCTTAACGACTTTATACTTAACGACATTACGTATGGCACACTCTCGACAAACAATGCGCTAAGTTAGGGGCACTATGGCTATACAAACATTTACAAGCGGTCAGGTTTTAACGGCCGCGCAAATGAACAGTTTGCAAGCAAACGACTACAACCAAACAGTCAGCAACAAAACCGCGTCTTACACGCTTGTTGCGGCAGATGTCGGCACTCGAATTGTAATGAACGTGTCGGGCGCAAGCACGGTTACGGTTAACACAAATTTATTTAGCGCTGGCGACACTTTATTTATTCAGAACATTTCGTCGTCAACTTGTACGGTTACGGCCGGTACTTGCACGGTTAACACGTCAGGTTCATTAGCGTTGGCACAATGGGGGGGTGGCACGCTTTATTTTACAAGTGCTAGTGCTGCTATTTTTTTTAGCGGTACTGGTTCTGCAAAATATAAATATCACGTATTCACGTCGTCAGGTACTTTGAGCG